ACAACAGATAGTACTTCCTCTAATCGTATAAAAATGTACATTAACGGAGTACAAGAAACTAGTTTTGAAACTGCAAGTTATCCTTCTCAAAACCATGAAACAGAATGGAATAGTGCTAATGAACTTAGAATTGGTAAAGATTCTACAGGAGATCATTTTGATGGATATATCACAGAAATTGTAAATATAGATGGCTCACAACTTGCACAAACTTCATTCGGTGAGTTTGATGAAGATAGTCCTACTCATTGGAAACCAATAGATGTATCAGGATTAACTTTTGGTACGAATGGTTTTCATTTAGATTTTGAAGATAGTTCAGCTTTAGGTAATGATGTGTCTGGAAACAACAACGATTTTAGTCCAACTAATTTAGCAGCATTAGATCAAACCACAGATACTTGTACAAATAATTTTTGTACTTTTACCACGACTAACCCAAGTGCAACTAATTTTACTTTATCTGAAGGTAATTGTAGAGTGGACAAAAGTGGATCAGGTGCGTTTGGACTTTATGGCACTAATATAATGCTTTCAAAAGGTAAATGGTATTTTGAAGTTAAATTTACTGCCGATGCAGGATCAGATAGAACAAGAGCTGGAGTAGCAGCTTATGAAAGTGTAACAGGAACAAGCACAATACAAGGTGATTTTTCTGGTGTTGAATTCACTTGTACTACAAGTGGAAGATTTAACATAGTAACTTCTGGATCAAATAATGAAATAGATGGGTTTAATAGTTATTCTACTGGTGACATAATTCAGTTTGCATTAGATATGGATAATCAAAGATTATATATTGGGATAAATGGTAATTTTTTTAATTATAGTTCGTCAAACACTGGCGGAGATCCAGCATCAGGAAGTGGTTTTGTTACAAATAGTACAACAGTTTTAGCAGCACCAGTTACACCTTATGCAGGACATTCTGTTGGAGTTTCTGGTACTAGCACATTAGAATTTAATTTTGGTAATCCTACCTTTTCTATATCATCAGGTAATTCAGATAGTGAAGGGTTTGGTAATTTTGAATTTTCTGTACCATCAGGATATTTTGCGATATGCACTAAAAACTTAGCGGAGTATGGAGGATAGATGGCTTATACAACTATTGATGATCCAGGTTTATATTTTAATACTGTTATATGGACAGGTAATGATAATGAATCTAGAGATATAACTGGCGTAGGTTTTCAACCAGATTGGGTCTGGGGTAAACGTAAAGACGATGCAGCAGGTCACAATTTATTAGATGTTGTTAGAGGTGCTGGTCAAGATTCAGAATTACAATCAAATAGCACTGGTGCTGAAGGTGGCGGAGCACAAGATCGTTTTGGTTTTTTAAGTGCATTTTTATCAGATGGTTTTAGAGTTGAAGATGGATCAGAAGCATCAGGTGATAAAGCATACTGGAATCAAAACAATGCAAAGTATGTAGCATGGAATTGGAAAGCTGGTGGTTCTGCATCATCTAACACAAATGGTAGCATAACAAGCTCAGTCAGTGCTAGCTCTACTAGTGGCTTTAGTATAGCAACCTATACAGGAAATGGCACAGACAACGCTACCTTTGGTCATGGTTTATCTTCTGCACCTGAAATGGTTTGGTTGAAACAACGTAACTCAACAGGTAACTGGAGAGTTGGAGCTACGCCGATGGATTCAAGCTTTGATGAAGTTATGAATTTAAATTTATCAAATGCAAAAGCATCTGCATCAACTATTTTTAGTGCTGTTGCTCCCAACTCAACTGTTGTTACTTTAGGAACAGAAGGTGATGCTAATGGAAATACCAACACCTTTGTGGCATATTGTTTTCATAGCGTTCAAGGCTATAGTAAAATCGGTAAATATACAGGCAATGGAGCTTCAGGCACAGCAGGATCTGTCGATGGACCTTTTATATATTGTGGTTTTAAGCCTGCATGGGTTATAGTAAAAAGACTAGCTGGAGCAGATCAAGGCTGGTATATGTGGGACAATAGAAGTGATGGATTTAATCCTAGAAACTTTAATTTAGAAGCAAACGATGCAGTTGCCATAGATGATGGTAATCAAAGGATAGATTTGTTATCTAATGGTTTTAAGTGGAGAGTAAATGATTCAATAGTCAATAATAGTGGAACTGAATATTTATTTATGGCGTTTGCAGAGTCACCACAAGTTAATTCAAATGGAATACCAAATAATGCGAGGTAGATTATGTTACAAAAACTAAGATTTGCACCAGGAATAAATAAACAAGTTAGTTCTTCTAGTGGTGAAGGACAATGGACTGATGGGGATAATATTAGATTTAGATACGGGATTCCTGAAAAGATAGGTGGTTGGACACAACTCGGTGATACAAAAATTACGGGTCGTAATACCGCTATTCATCCAATTAAATCGACAACAACATTAACAAGTGCGTTTACAACTACTAACGGATCATCAACCGTTACCATTACTTTTGCTAGTGCACATAATATTGAAAATGTTGGAGATGTTATTTTACTAGATAACTTTTCATCAATCACTAATTCTAATTTTGGTTCTACTGATTTTGATAACAAAAAATTTGCAGTTACTACTATTCCATCTGATACGACGATTACAATTACTATGCCATCTAATGAGTCTGGTTCTGGTGCAACGACATCTGGAGGTATACGAGTTCAGTATTATTATCCTGTAGGTCTAGCATTAGAAACGGCTGCAACGGGTTGGGGTCTTGGACAATGGGGTGGTCGATTATCAGGACAGTTTACATCAACGCTATCATCATCTCTAACTGATAGCGCTACAAGTTTAACCATGGCGAGTTCATCTTCGTTCTCTTCATCTGGAACAGTGTTGATTGGAACTGAACTTATTGCTTACACAGCAAACGATGACTCTGGAACACTATCAGGTTTAACAAGAGGATCACAAGGAACCACGGCTGCTGCGCATAGTTCTGGAGCAACAGTAACGGATGCTGCATCTTTTGCTGCTTGGAACAGTGCGCCATCAGGGGACGTTGTTACTGCACCAGGAATCTGGTCTCTTGATAACTTTGGTAATTTACTAATTGCAACCATTAATGGTGGTGAAACATTTAGTTGGAACTCAGAAGCAACCGCTGCAAACTCAACACGTGCAACGATATTAGCAAATGCACCAACAGCAACTGCTACAACATTAGTCTCTACACCAGACAGACACTTAATATTTTTTGGAACTGAAACAACAATTGGTACAAAGTCAACCAAAGATCCGATGTTTATTAGATTCTCAGATCAAGAAAGTATTAACGCTACAACATCGTATACTCCATCATCAACCAACACAGCTGGCACACAAAGACTGGCCGACGGATCAAGGATCGTTGGAGCTATTCGTGGTCGTGATGCAATTTATGTTTGGACCGATACGGCATTATTTATTATGCGTTTTGTTGGACCACCATTTACATTCTCGTTTCAACAAGTTGGAACGAACTGTGGTTTGATTGGACAGAACGCTGCAGTTGAAGTTGATGGAACAGCCTATTGGATGTCAGAAAATGGTTTTTTTAGATATACTGGTAAACTAGAATCACTACCGTGTTTGGTTGAAGATCATGTTTTTGATGATTTAAATACAACACCAAGACAACATATTAATGCTGGACTCAATAACTTGTTTGGTGAAGTAATGTGGTTTTATCCAAACGCCGGGTCAAACACAGTTAATCGAATGGTATCTTATAATTATTTAGACTCAACAGCCGCAAGACCTATCTGGTCAATTGGCACACTTGATAGAACAGCTTGGTCTGATTCTGCAATTTTTGGTAAACCGCATGCAACAGATTATGATGATAGTTCAAATGTAAGTTCTACATCAACAACTTATGTACAAGGTAATCAAGATGGTTGTTCTGTCTACTATCAACATGAAACAGGACTTAATCAAGTATTGTCAGGACAAACAACTGCGATTGCTGCAAATATTAAATCAGGTGATTTTGATATTGGTAACCAAGGGTTACAAGGTGATGGTGATGCAATGATGAGAATAAGTCGAGTGTTGCCAGATTTTCTATCACAAACAGGAAACGCAACGATACAATTAGATTTAAGAGATTTTCCAAACGATACTGCAGCGAGCTCATCACTGGGTCCATTTACTGTTAGTCCTGCTACACAAAAAATAGACACACGAGCTAGAGCTAGATTTATAGCGCTAAAAGTTTCTAATGATTCTACAGATCAGTTTTGGAGACTTGGAACATTTAGAATTGATTACAACTCGGATGGTAGAAGATAATGGCTAAAATTGTACAATCACTTACACAACCGAATCAAGAGTATGATGTTATTACAGCAAGATCACTGGTTCGTGATATTGATGGTATTGTGCAAAAATTAAATACAACATATCAACAAGATTTGAAGGATGAAGTTGAGGCACAAAACTTCTTTGTAAATTAATGGCTAATACATTTATTAATAAAAAAGTGGATCTAACAACAACGAGTGCAACAACTCTATACACGGTCCCTAGTGCAACAACTTCGGTGATT